TGGTTCTCCCAGACCCTAGGTACCCGCTAAATCGCGGACACCCACCTAGGCTTGATGCTGGCGGTCCTAGGACGCCCAGCACGCTCCAAGTGCCGTGCATCATACGAGGGCTCTTCGCCCCGTTTCAGCACGAACTTGAGCAAGGCCGCTGTTCCATCCAATGGATCAGATGGTACCTCATCGACCCGCACGTATGCCTTGACTAAAGGCGCGTGCGACCCGCGAGACAATTTCTGGAATCGAAATCCCAGAAAACTGTGGCGACCTAGCGCAGGCGACGATGGCAACACAACCGGGTAGTACCGAAGTACGCCGGCAATGTGTTCGTCTAGCCACTTGCAAGTGGCCCAGTAACCAGCAAAGTAAAGCTGGTTCCGGAGTTCCACTAAACTAGTGACTTCCGCAGCGTCTGCCAGTGACGAAGGAAACATACGTCGACAACGGACAATACTAACGTCCTCGCCGTCGTAGTACTCCTTGCCGCAAGACTCCCTGAACCTTCCGGTCCAGAATGATTTTGCGGTATTCACTTTCGCGCCAAAGCGCTCGAGCGAACGGATCACTGGAAGTACAGTGTCTTTGGGAACAATAATATCATCCCCAAAGATGCGCACGCGGTACCGGAGCCTCTCCATGAGGCCCGGGGTCACCGGGGTGTTGTACGCTTCACCTATCCCAATCATGACACAGGTCAGAAAGACCATGGCCTCAATCGGGAAGGTTAGCGCAGAACCCATAGATGCGAACTTGGACAGGCGAAGTACACCATGTCCAGGCACATCGGCGTGAGAGGAACGGCAAGCTTCGACACCCAACTGCAAATGCGGGTGACCGAAAAGCAATTCCTGCACTAACCGATTCGAGACACGATCGGAGGCATCGCTCAAGTCGAGCGTTGCGAGGCTACCCGTAAGGGAACCTTTCCTAGCCAGTCGCTGATTAGGCTTCTGGGTTCGGAAACCGATCATGGGACGGAGGAAGTCACTCTCCTGTACCCCATCATAGAGGGCCTCACGCAGGGCCTGCTGCACATATTGCATGTGCGTAGGCTCCTTTGCAATGATCCTCGGTGTCTTGAGCGTCTTAGGTACGGTGATGACCTTAGCGGGCATCTCCATACCAGGTTCGAGGAAGTGAACGTCTGCCAACTCGTCCTCAAAGGACTTGTTTGGAATGAGGTACTCTCCTGACGGAAAGTGTTCCTCCAGACGTGCGGTCCAAAGCCGATTCCGATACTTTCCGTTTCCACGGAGGTTGTCGGCGGTGGCTCCAGGACCGTGCTTGGGGACCAAACTGCGATCAAAGACCTCCTGGTCGATGGTCGCAAACAGATCCCCGTACAGCATCCCTGCAACCCGTCTAAACTCCTCCAGATGTTCCGGAAGGAGCCAGGCGGACCGTAGGGTCACTTCCTGCTCACACTTGACGTAGCTTTCGATCGCAGCTGACACCCGCTCGCGAGAGCAGGGAACCAGCACCTTACCGAACATCAGCGTAAGCTGGCGCACGGAGGCAATTGCATCGATGTCAGGCTCGTCAAGCAACACACCAGTACCACTGTCGAACACTTGACCCAGATAACCCGAAAACAATCTCGGGAGCTCTGCTTTCCAGGCGAAAGCCCGGAAAAGACTGCGGTCAGTTCTACCTAGGTCCAGACTTCTCTCGAAATCCTTTCCGAAGGTAGGAAGGGTGATCGTCAGGAACGAAAGACCTTCGTGTTCGACACGCTCATGGACGGTACGAATGTCCATGGTGGTGCGTGTACAGCATCTACTGGCGCACTCTTGCGCCAGACTTGTCCAGAGCATCAGTAGGCTTTTCAGTCGATCCTCCTAATCGGGGGTGTTGACT